AAGGAAGTTTGCCATTAATTCACGACCACCTGGTTGATAACTTAAATGAAGAAGTTCTTCATAAGAAAGTCTCTTAGTCTCACCAGGAGCAAAACGTCTAACTATATTATCTTCTGGAATCTTATAAAGTACCGCACCGGCACTACGATTTTTTACATTGTAATAATAAATTCTTTTTGCCATTTTTAAAATCTCCTTTTTCTCATAAAACAAAATAGGGGAGTGGGAGATTATCTCCCTCTCCCCTTAGAAATAAATTTATATATTAATTAAATTATGGATTATCAGGATCGGCTGGCTCGTTGCCTTCATCAGCAGGAGTACCATCCTCATTAACAGCACCATCAAAGCGTCCATCATAAGTGATAACATTACCAGTTACACCATTGAGGAACCATTGATCCATCTGGCCCATAAGGGCAGTATCAACATAGCAGCAAATGTCATTAGTAAGCATTGCAACTACGCCAACCTTACGGTAAACTTGAATTTCCTTGGACCAATCGCCACGGTTGTCAAGCTCTTGAACAAGAGTATTGCCCTCAAAAGCAATCTTTACAGGCTTACTGTTAGCACCGGCTGGGATAATCCAGCAGTAACCTGGATCAATAACCTTGCGGCTATTGGTCTCATCTTCGAAGCCCTGCTCAAGAATAGTAACAACATGGCCCTTGTAATTAGCAAGACGACCAGTACGCCAGAGTTCATCTTTCATGCCCTCGGTGTAACGCCAAGCTTCTTGTGGAATCATCTTTACTGCGAACTCATAAGTGCAGTAGATAGCAGGAGTGCCATAAGCAGCAGCAACATTGAGAAGACGATCGAACTCGTTCTCATCAAAACCATTTACAGCAACACGGTTTGCAGGAGGAAGCTGATTGATGGAAGCCTTAAGAGCATGAGCAACTTCTTTAGCAATAAGCTCTTCCATACCCTCGTAAACAATACGAGTTACTTCAGCGAAGTCAACACGACCATCGAGGAACTCCTCAAAGCCGATTTGAGCAGCGCCGCCGATAGCGCTAGTGCGAACTTCAAAAGCCTCTTCAGCTCTACCGAGCTTGAAGACTTCATAAACGCCAGCAAGACCAACACGAGTGATGAACTGCTTTGCGCGGTTATTAGAATTGAGCTTACGACGGAAAATAGGCTTGTCGCCCTGACCAAATACCTTAACCTCAGCAAACTGCATATAGGTCTCAGTTACTTTCTTAGGAAGAACTTCATCAAGAGTCTGCTCAATAAGACTGAAGATGGTGTTCTTATTTTCACGATAAAGAGCATTGGTTCCGCAAAGCTCTTTTAACTCTGCACGGAGAGCCTCGTTGATAGCTTCACCGCTAAGATTCTGCCCATTAAAACTATAAGAAGTAGGAGCAGAAGCGTCAGCCTTAGCAGCAACCTTCATAAGTTGAAGTAGATCTTTATATTCTAACATTATTCTTCTCTCCTTTCTTATTACTTAATACGCATTAATTTTACGCCTGGCTGATGATCGGGCATAGTGTAAATCTTAACAACTTGCCATACGATAGAGCCATCGCCACTCTTAGAAAGGATACCTTTCTCATTTGGAGAAAGTTCATCTTTAAGAGCAACATCTTCATCAGCAATCATATTAGTGGTATAAATATCGCCAACATGAGTCTTTAAAAGACGAGGAACCATTGAGCTACCATTTTCTGGCATCATCTTCTCTTTGTAGAGAGACTCAATGTGGAATGGGTCCTCATTGTAATGTAATTCATACATATCAGGAGCAGCAGTTACATCATCATACTTATAGGTCTTAGCCTTCTCGCCTTCGCCTAAAGTAATGCTGTCATTACCCTCAGCATCAACGCCATTGTAGTAACGAGCCTGGCGAGTCCAAGCAGTATCTGGATTGCCATCAACGTCGCCACCAAATGGGCTGTAAACGCGAGCCTGATAATTGTCGCGAATCATAGCGAACTCTGCGTCCTCTTGATGATCACGATAGAGTTTAATTTCGTTCCAAACGAGCATCCACTCGCCGGGACCTTCGAAGTCAACGACTTCATCAGCATAGTTATATTTTGCAAACTGGCCATTCTCAAGGATTTCGATATCCTTCTTAGCAGGTAACTGTGCATAAACTTCCTTAGTTGCCTGAGCAGAGAGGTGATTTGGCTCAACTTGGCCGTAGCCATAACCATGGGCCTTAATATAACCAGCTTGGCTTTCAATATTCTTCTTTAAGAAATCACTAAGCATTTTATATTGTCCTCCTCATTAAAGATTTTTTTGTGTTTCCATTACGCGTAAAACCCAGGCAGGAAGTCCAGCCTCAGCCTCATCAACAGTATCAATGTTATAAGTTACAGGCTTTTCTTCTTCTGGTGTATCAAGATTAAAGCTAACCTTGTTACGCACGCAAATTACAGAAAGTTTTGCTTCGATATCATCATAACTATAAGTATCAATGTTATCTACACAATCCTTTTTCTAATCATCAGAAAGCATATAGAAAGAATTAATTAACTTTCTCTTATTCTCTCTGTCGATTTCTTGTTTAAACTGGGTAAGTGTATTATTAGTTGCAGTAAGAGTCTCAATAGTCTTATTTAACTCTGCAACTCTACCCTCAAGCTCTGCATATTTATTAAGAAGTTCAGTATATTCAACGACTTCTTCTAAATTATATTTTGCAGGCTCACTTTCGCCTTCTCCATCATTATCGGATTCAGCTTCGGCAGGAGCTGGCTCTTCAACAGCAACCGGCTCTTCTTTTGCTGGCTCTTCCTCAACAACAGGTTCAGCCGCAGGCTCTTCTTCAACAACCTACTCTGGCTCTGCAGGAGCTGGGTCTTCTACTACTGGAGTTTCTTCCTCAGCTTTAGAGGGCTCCTTCTCTTCCTTACTCTTTGCATACTCGGCTTCATAAGCTTCAATTGCTTCAAGAGCAAATTGAGCTTCTCCGGCAGGCTTGAAGTCAGGAGAAACCTGAGTCAGGCCACCTTCGGGCACAAAACCACTTTCCTCAGAAAGAGAGAAGTTTAAGCGATAATATGTAAGATCTTTACGATTACGAAGAATGACGAATTTTTGATCGCCGTCCTCATAAATACCATATACGATTAATTCATCATCACGATGTGTTTTCCAAAGATAATCGTAAATAGCACTCCAAAGGGCGTCACCAATTTCAACAGCATATGCATTAACCACTGGTGTTCCTCCTTCATTACTCAAAATTTCTTGCATTTTTTCCATTAATGAGTATAACTTCTATTTGAAATCATCCTCAAAAGAAAATTGTACAGGTTTGATAGAAGCACCTTCAAAACAAGGTTCGACATCTTCACCTAAAATACAAAGTTTTGACATTATTGCTTCATTTATTATGAAAAATTGCGGTTTTCCATTATTATCTTTTGTCCAAAACGCATCTAATGTATCTTCATCAAGTTCCATAGACTAATTGTTACCCTTTTCAATTACACGTTTAGACTCAGGATACTAACCAGTCCAAATATAGCCTTCTGTACAAAGATACTCATGAGGAATTCCATCATCTTTAAACCATTGGAACCAAACTTTGGCATCCATTGATACAAAACCATATGGACGAGTAGTATCTTTTATCTAAAATTTTCCATTAGATAAATCAATTACTCTATTATGTTCCTCAAAATCGCCTTTGGATTCATTGTAAAAACCAACAATTGGACAACCAGGAATACTTGCCGCTAATTCAGTAGCAACCTCTTTTGTAATTATACTTTTATTACGATTTGCCTCTTGCCCTACATAACAAACTTTAATTGAGCATTTAGAAATAAGAGGATTAACCGGTGTAATGTCCAATACCTAAATAGGCATATCATCCATATTTATACTTATATGAGCCATCTTTTGATTAACCCTCCTTTCAACTCATAGATTCTTTATTCTAAATTGTTTTATCAGATTTCTAGTCATCGGGTTTTTCTGGACGACCAGTTTGACCTTCTGATGTATTTTGAGAATTTGACTATCTATTTTGTTCTCTTGTGCCCAAAATATCTTCCCCATTCATAGTAGAACTCATAAGTGGAGGAATCATCATAGCGGGCAAATTAAGAATATCATTTTCAAAGTGAGCCAAATTAACAACAGAGCTCTAAGAATGTCCAAGAGAAACCATAGGCATAAATTTTGATAAACCACTATTCATTAACTCTTTATAATACTTAGAAGATTCTTTATAATTATATTGAGTAGTTTCTAACATAGAAAATCTAAAACCAAACTTTTTATTTGTGCTTTTCTTCTCTACTATTTTATCAAAAAATATATCAAATTGCAACACAAGATTTCTCATAGTAGATTCATCATCAAGAATTGATTTTTCAAGAGATAAATTACCATCAGTATTAAATAAGTTCCTACTAATACCAAGAGAATTATATACTGTACGCTCAACTTTTTCTAAATCATCAGTAGAAGTTGATGTATTTTTATCACTTATATCAATCGCTTGAACATCCGCGAATGTAGTAATAACATCAACGCCAACGGCACGACGTAACATAGCAACTGCTGTATTATGTATATCTCTTGCTTCGTCTACATCGAAGATTAAATCGCCATTCTTATCCATAGGAAGTTTCTAAACTAAAATCTTTAATAATTTTTGCATTTGCTTCTTACGATCTAATTCTTGAGCAGCGTCTAAATCAAGAATCGCAGGAAGCGCATTAATAAAGATTGGTAAATCACTACCATTAATATTGAATTTTACAGTACATGCTGGGTCAAGTAAATACCAACCATAGGTTCTACGAAATTCTGGTTCCCAAGATAAATATTCGTCATCTGGACCTAATTTACCAGACTTATAAAGAGCATAGCCTTTTTGAAATTCTTCAGGGAACATTTTTAAAACTTTCATACGATAACCTACATCTGTAAACTTTTCATCAAAGAATGCCATATTAAATTCAATAGCAGGCACTCCCGCAACAGAAAATCTAGTTCGGCAATATTCTGGGGGAAGTTCCTATACTTGAATACTACTGGAAGATTCAACCAAATATCCATAATAACATCCATACTTAACAACCTTTAAAGCAATTTCACCGCAAAGTTTTTTAATATATGAACGATCAAGATATCTAAGTATCTTAGTATATTCTTCAATTACTTTATCAGGCTTTGCATTATTACTTAAATTTTCTGGATAGATATACCAGTCATATCTATAAAGAAAAGCAAAATAATTACATACTGTTTGATAAATGCCGCTTGCTGCATAAAAGAAATCAGAAATCAAACGGAGCTTTTTATAATCTCTTTCTACAATAGCTTTCATAATGTCTCGTTTATTACAAAATGGTAAACGAGCCTAGCGCAATGTACCGAGTTCTAAAACAGCATCTTCTAATTGTTTTACACCAACTTTAATTTTACTATAATCAGTAATATTATCTTCACTTAATTGTTCTGGGTTGGCATAATTAAAATTAAATAAATCAAAGCCTTTAGCGTGGATGGTATCTTGTCTTGTAGTATAAATTTCAGAATCAACTGTATCCAAGATTCCACCTCCTTAATATCCAGCTTTTTTCATAATATAATCATAATCAATTAAATTTTCTTCTGTATAAGGAATTTCAATTAATCTAAAATCATGTAATTTACAGAATCGTCTTTTTTTATTATCATTATATTGCTATTGGTAAAAACCACGTTTTCCGCCAAATTTAGCACTTGGCTCATAATGTTGCTTTCCTTGGTATTCAATAATGAAATCAATTTTGCCATCATCATCAAATACAACAAAATCGAAGCGAAGTGGTCGTCCATTGTCGCTTCGTAGAGCAGGAAAGATATATTCTTCTTCAAAATGCAATCCGGCATCCTATAAGATTTCTTCAATCTTAATTTCTCCTCTACTTGCTCTCATTTATTTCCACTCCTTTAATTACTAAACATCATATCAGCAACTTTAAATTTTCTCTTTTTCTTTTTACTTTCTTCTTCTATTTTAATATAGTATAATCCATATTCAAAAGCAGAGAATTTATCTTTTTTAATGCCTTTATTAGCCTATTTAAGAATAATATTGATGCCCTCATTTTCTTCTCTGAGGTTCATCATTTCCTCTTTTAATATGGAAGTTAAGGTAAATGGTTTTAAATATTCTGCCCTTCTTTCTGGTGTCATTTTTTTACCAGCAGCAGTATCTAATAATTTTACCTTTGCCACTCTTTCATCAATAAGGAGTTTTACTTTTCCCGCATTAAGTTGAGTCTAAGCATTTGCATGCGCTTCACTATTGATGGGCGCACTTGCTTTAATAAGATACATAGCATCTTCTTCTGTTTCATTAGTGCGATATTTTTTATATTCTTCCTAAGCATCTTCTTGGGTGCCACCATAAACACCAAAATCAGGGAAATGTTCACCTGTTTCAATATCATTTTGAGGTTTAACCATATAGTCGATTAAACCAATACCAAGGCCATTAGCGTCGATTACGAGACGGCGAGCCTTATATTTATAATAAAGTCTCTTTAATTTCTTAGCCTAATCTTCAAAATGGGCATCAGAGATAGTATAAATATTAACTAATGATTTAATAGCAGGTCCTATTGACTATGGAGTGACTTTCCAAACGCAAACAACAGAATCGCAACCCTTACGACCTACATCAACAGAAAGAATATAATAACTTTGCAGTGATGAACGACCAGAATGTTCATATTCAGGTTGTTTCAATATACGATGATTATCAAATGTTTCTCCATTAAAGAAAGCATTCTCAGCAGTTCCAGACCATTTGCTTTCATATTCACGGTCAAATGATGCTTCATTATAAGTACCATCTCGTTGTAAGTCTTGTAAGAATGTTCTATCAAGTAATTTTACAAGCACAG